AGGGCGCGCAGTTGCAAACAGACGGCAGCTATAAACTAACTGGATTAGTGCGCGGCCAATATGCAACTATACCAACAGACCACGCAAGCGGTGCGCGGTTCATTCGTATCGATGAGGCACTATATCGCCATTCTTATAGAAAGGAAGATATAGGGAAAACAGTATATTTGAAGTTTACCTCTATGAACCTGTTCGGCACGAATGAGCAAGGCCTTGATGAAGTACAAGCCTATCCATATAAAATAGTGCCTTACTATATTCCAGAGGTTAGCAATTTAGCGCTATATACTAAATACTATGAAATTGGTAACGGCGTATTATCCTTTGACGTGGTGGCTCAATTTGACGTACCTCGTATTAACAGCCTCGATACAGTTGAATTGTGGTATAGGGAACAAGGCGGCACATGGAAATATGGCGGTGCTGGTGAGGGCCTTATCACTGTTAGCGGGTGCGAACTCGGACATACTTATGACGTGAAAATACAAGTAAAGGACACGCACGGCAATACATCGCAAGGTTTAACGAAAAGCATTACAGTTGAAATGAAAAGCGAAATACCGAATGCACCGCAGGGCTTTTCTGTTTCATTCGGCGATATGGCGCATTTCAATTGGCTCGAAGTTAGAAATGCCGATGTAGATTATTATGAAATCAGATTAGACCTCAGCGCAGGGCAAAATGACGGACTAATTGGCCGAAGTAATAACACCACATTCAGCACTCTATTAACGGAACGTACCGCTAAAGTGTATTGTATCGCTCATAATCCTGCTAAAGGATATGGCGCACCAGCCGAATTGACGTACAACATACCTGTACCAAAGCAACCGACCAAAGTCAAAACGACGGCCAATATCAGCGGTATAGGTGTTACGTTTGAACCTATTCCAGTGAATTGTAAGGGTGCCAACGTATACATTGATGATAATGTGTATTATATTACTACAAACGCTATCAATGTGCCGCTAGAGGCTGGCGTATATGCTGTACAAGTTGCCTATGTTGACATGTTCGGAGAGGGACCACGCAGCAGCGCGGAGAATGTAGCGGTAAAAGCTAAAATCGATAAGTCCCTACTCGATATGGAAAGCCTAGGCATAGAGGGAATAGACAAAGCTGTAAACGACTTAAAAGGCGAAGTCGGAACAGTCAAGACAGCAGTCAACGGAATGGATAGCAAGATAATCGACCTTGGCAATGCGTACCAGCGCACTTTGAGCGATTATCAAAATAACGTAAACTCACAAATTACGCAGATTTCAAGTGGTATTGAGTTAAAAGTAACAGAGGCTATGAATAGCCTTGACGGTGCTGAAATAGTAAGTCGTATTAATTTAACACCAGCAGGCACACGCATAGACGGGAAATTATTGCATGTTACTGGCGAGGCGTTATTTGATAAGAACATCATTACCGAGGGCATGATACAGGCTAAGGCTGTAACAGCTGATAAAATGCAGGTAGATAGCCTTTCGTCTATTACTGCAACTATTGGCACATTGCGAACTAAAACGAGTGGCGCAAGGGTTGAAATTAGCGATAATCTAATTGAAGTGTATGACGATGACAATCAATTACGAGTGAGGTTAGGCGTATGGGAATAATTACATTTTTCAAGAAGTTATTTAAGCGATTATTTAAGCATGGGGGTGAAAATAACATGCCAGCTGGATTACAAGTATTTAACAAGAATGGCGTTCAAATTGTTAGCTTAACGGATAGACTTACAAAAGTATCTGGCGTTAAACGTTTTGACGTGATTGAGGAAAGCGGTAGCGCTACAGTCGAATTGAGTAAAGGTCAGCATATATGGTATTACTTAAATTCGTATGCAGGCGATAATGACGACCTTTTGTATGGATTCGGGCCTAGTTACAATATTGTTGTTGAGGGTGGTAAAATTTCGTGGAATTTAAAAGCGCCTAATAACGTCAATAAGCCTTGCAAAGTAGCATTAATCTATGGGGTGATGTAATATGAAACATTTTGAAAGTCATAATAATGAAAGCATAGTAACAATTAACGATACAGATAGTTGCTTGTACTTAAAATATAAAATCAGCCTCAAGGATATGCCTATTAAACAATCGGTTGAGGTGGAACATAATAAATATTATGGATATAACGGCGACGGGATTATATACGACGTTCAGAACACGCCAAACGGGGACGTATACCACACTTATTTGTATATTCCAATTTTGCAAAGACAAGCCGACGAGCAATATGTATATGCTATGAGTACAAACTTGCCTATCAAGGACATTGAACTTGCAGAAATTAGAAATAAGAACCACCCTACTCGTATTGGCAAATGGACAAATTACTTGCGAATCAGCTTTAAAACTGACAGCCTTGAAAATATACGCAAGATTGCCGACGCTATGGAAGTATATGTATTCTCTAACAAAATGCCTAAAACAGATAAGTACGGCATGGAAATATATGATAAGAATGGCAACGTTATATTTAACAGCAATTTATTAACAATGCGGTTAGCATTAGTCATTCATAAGGATTATCCTGCTACATTCCTGTCTAAGGAAGAGTACGAAATCGGCAAGGTTAAATTTCAAGGTATTAAAAAGGCTGGGTTGAGTTTTACCTATCCGTTGGCGGCTATCGGCTCGGATAGTGGCTTTATGGCTCATAAAGTTAGCTGGGACGGCGACGGCGTTGATATTGTAACAACGTACGGCGGAAATGCTGGCGGTATTATTAGACAAAACTCAATCACAACAACGCAAGTATTGATTTGCGAACTAGACGGAACTCAAAATATTCCAGCTATTGAAATAATGATGTTCTAATAGGCGAGGTACACATGAACTTTATCAGAAACGAGCCAGAGACTTTACACATCGGCGCGGACTATCGTAGAGGTTACGAGGTCAGTGCCGATTTTGATTTAACCAACTGCACGGCAGTCATGAAAGTGCGGAGCGTGCAGGGCAAGCTATTGGCCGAGGCTGAATGTGTGGTTCACGAGAATATTATTTACTGCACAATCACAGCCGAGGCAACTAAGAACATAGGCCGCAATTATAGGAGCGGTCAATATGATGTGTTCCTTATTCATGGGAACGAGACCACTAAAATCGTAATGGGTGATATGAAATTCATTCATGATATTTCAGCACATTAGGGGGTGCAATAATTATGGAAGATACAAATAACTTTGAATATGTGGAAGTTAAAGCAAGGGTTCCGAAAGTGATTGATATTGTAATTCCGGGGGCGCAAGGAGTACAAGGCAATAAAGGCGATAAGGGCGACCCATTCCGATATGAAGATTTTACCCCAGAACAACTAGGGGCCTTGAAAGGCCCTAAAGGTGATAAGGGTGATAAGGGTGAGGACGGGCGAGACGGCGCAAGCGCTACGGCCGACAACGCTCATCAGCTACTGCTACAAGGTAACGTATGGTGCGAAAGTGCCAGCGTTGACGATGTACTCACAGCCATGATTGGAAACATTGGCAAGCCGTTCCCTCGGACTGAATTTAAGGCGTTAACCATTCCAAGCGTTATCCAAGGTCAACAATGGGTATCAGTAACAGGTGAACCCCATTATAGTGTTAAGGTAGTAGGTAACGATGCACCTTTCACGCTAGATAGTACTGGGGCTTGCACTGTTACAATTCCGCCATTAGGTGAAGATGATGTGCGTTTAACTTATCATAACTTTATTGGCGAAAAAGTTAGCGAAACAGTAATTGCTGGCATTGTTGAAAGTACTAGAACGCCAGATGAAATTTACGAGGAAAATGGCGTTAAATATGCCCTATTTGGTCGTAATTTAGAAATTAAGGCAGTTAACTTTAATGGCGATTTCGAACATAATTTTAAATTCTTGGGTAAATGGCAAGTATCTGCAATCGGTAATATCTTGATTCAGGCTAGCCGTCCGACGGTTCTTAAAATTGGTGCTTGGTATGGTAGAGGTTACTCTGTTAAAGACGTATCTGGCAATCCTATTGGCAATATTCCGATTTTAGTTGATAACCCTAAGAATTTAACATTTGAAAATAACGAAAAGTCTGATTTATATGTTAAGCTCGGAAGCGTAGAATATGGCACATCTGATGTTCGATTTACAACATCTCAAATTGAATGGTCTGACAGTCAACACAAATATGTAAATACTGGTGATACAGTCGACCATTTATAATTAATCGAACCACAGGGGGAACACATGCAAGAATTAACTGATTTCATTAGTGAGGCTTGGCGGACGTTGACGGATTCGTTTGTACTAAAAGCCTTGCTTGCCGTAATCGCTGATGTAGCGATATATATGATTGGCTTAAAACATGTGCAGGTGCTAGGCATATTTATATTATTGGTATTCCTAGACCTCATCACAAAATGGGCGGCGCTTGGGTATAAAATGCTGGTAGACATGGGTGCTAATCCAGACAATCTAAGCATGGCGGATAAATACATAGCCATACCAGCTGCATGGGGAAAAGGTATTATATCCTCAAAGCATATGCGCAAGCCTTTCGTTACAAAAGTTTTGACATATTGCCTAGCCACTGGTGCCGCATGGTGCTTTGATTACATGGCAGGTCAATACGCTTTCGCCGTCAATATCGTATGGCTGTATCTCGGCTCAGTTGAATTGTTGAGCATACTCGAGAACATGCGGGACGGCGGAAATACTACCATATCGGGCTTGCTGGACGTGGTTCATGCAAGAGTGGATATGATACTCAAAAAATAATATAGTGTTGTTTGTGCCACGCTCACGATATATGGGCGTGGCTTTTATATTGCAGAAACAGAGGTGTATATAATGAAAATTGGTACATATTTTGATGATTATGAATTCGCATGCAAATGCGGCCGTCATGGATACGATAGCGACGGCCGCCCTATTTTAGACCACATCATTGATAAAAGGCTTGTTGATGTGTTGGATACAATCCGCGAACGTATCGGGCAACCTATCGAAGTGTTGAGCGGTTATCGTTGCCCAGAACATAATGCAGAAGTAGGGGGCGTGCCTGATTCTCAACACGTTGAAGGAACGGCAGCCGACATCACATACGACGGCATTAACGTTGACTACCTCGCCGAAGTGGCCGAGGAATGTGGCGCCGACGGCATTGGCAGATATTATAATCAAGGTTTCGTTCATGTTGACGTGCGCGGCTGGGCTGCTCGTTGGACAGACCAAGACTAATATAGGGGGCGTGTGATGTATGAAATTATCAAGAACAAAATTGTACATGCGGTTACTATTCGGCGCGTTGTTTTTGGTGCTATTGGCATTTTGCTCGTCTATCTCATTGGCAGCCTCGCCAGCGGATACTTTGAAACAAGAGCCGACTATAAACGTACCTTTGAGCAGCTGGAACGAACTCAAAGGGCGCTTGACGATAGCAGAAAACTCAATCAACAACTCAAAGCAAGCATTGCAGCAAGCCAACAACTTAACAGCGACGCAGGGCGACGAATTGAGCAGGCTCAAGACTATCAACGAGAAACAGGGGCAAGCGTTGAGCGACTTGAAACAAATCAACGAGAAACAAGCGCAAGAATTGGCGAGGGCCTCGAACATCTCGACGCAGCAAGAGGAGAAATTGATAGAGGCCTCGAACTCATTGGACGAATTGAGAGAGCAAATCAAACGCAACAAGAGAACCGAGCAACGCCTTAAACGGCAACGCACGATATGGGGCGTAGTGGCTGGCGTTGTTACAGTTGCGGCAGCTGTTAAATAATGCGGGGGTGGTCCTATTATCTTCCTACCATACGAGGGCGGACGTATGGGGACTTGTTCCAAAATGGAACGAGTTATAAACTAATATTTTATAACTGAAATGCATAAAAGGCCTATCGTGCTAGTATTAAAAGTACTATCGCGGTAGGCCCCTTTTTTTATTTTGCCTATTTTCAAAAGAATGTAGAAAATCGTCAAAAGATTATCAAAAGAATGGCAAAAGATTGCAAATAAACCCTTGCATATATCTTGAATATATGATATTATATAATCAAAGGTAAGGCAATAAAGCTTACCAGTTGTTAAAAGAAAGGAAACCACACACCATGAAAATTTTAATGACAGAAGATTTCACAGCAACATTACAAGATAATCAAAAGGATTTCTTGAAACTCATGTTTGACGGCGCACTAAGCGCGGCACATTCAGCGGCTGCACAATATCGAGTATACAAAGACGAAATCGATAAACTTGATTTTGTAGCCAACATGAAAGCAGTGTTCAATTACCAAAATCTAGGCGGTATTGAATCAAATCCGCTACTTGATGACCTAACTGAAATGTATTCAAATATCATGAATGCAGCTGCTGACAGATAACAAAATAAGGCCCCTACTATAGGGGCCAATAAAATAATACATTATATACATTCAAGAGGTGATAATATTATGAGTAATAAAAACCAATGGGGCGGCGCTCGTAAAGGAGCGGGGGCGCCTGTTACAGTTGGCGAAGAGGGACGCCGTAAACCTAGAGCCATTCAAATGAATAACGATGAATATGCAGCGCTAAAAGCTGCAGCAGAAAAAGCAGGAATGAGCATATCCGAATACGCAAGAATGAAACTATTTAATAAGGGGTACGATATTATGGAATTATTAATAAATGGCGAAAATGTAAAATGCACGCTTGTTTATGAATTGCCGAATAAAGACGTTATCGACTATGAGCCAATTTCAAGAGAGGCAACAGACGCAGAAAACAATTATTACAGTGTAACAAAGGTAACTTTCACGAATGGCGATTGTGAATATATGGCCGAACGTCTTTATAATTTGAGCGATGATAAAGAATATAAAGAACTAACAGACCATATATATGATTAGTTGTAAAAAAGTACTTGCATTCTATTTGATTATATGTTATCATATAATCAAAGGTAAGACATAACAGTAATGAAAGGGGATTACAATCATGTTAGAAATTATCAACCAATACGCACCAGTTAAAAAACACCTTGCAACAGTCGAAACACCTTACGAGGCACTATCTTATATCGTTGATTTATCCGCAAATACAATGGACGTGGACACCATTATAGATGACCCAGAATGCGGCTTGATTGAAGATATGCCCGAACTCATCGAACAAGTAAAGAACGGCCTTGAAGTGTTGATGAACGCCGACGGAGAATATGCTGTATTTAACCCTAAAGAATTAACAGTTGATACAGTCAACACATTACTCTATGATGTGCGCATGAGTGATTATAAGGTTATCGAGGTAGAATAAGACGGATAGGATAAAGCGAACCGCCTATATAAAAGTGGTTCGCTTTATTGTATGAGTTGCCCACCAAACTTGTATAAAACGAACCTAAAACCTGTCCGTTAGGGGCAGGTTTTTTGTTATAATACAGATATATAGAATAAAAATTTGATTACTCTTTATTGTTAATCTAGTGATATAGTAGATGGGTCTATGGACCTGTTATAAACGAGGCAATTATGAAAGCAAAACCTATGATGGATCGCTTAGAGGCGGTATTTGATATCGTTCCAAAGGCAGATGCTATTGCTGATATTGGAACGGATCATGGTTATTTAGCGGTAGAGCTAATCACGCGGGGTAAAGCAAAGCGTGTTATAGCTGGCGATGTGAATAAGGGACCTCTTGAATCAGCAAAATCATACATTCAATCTCGAGGTTTAAGTGATGTAATCGACTGTCGCCTTGGAGATGGATTACAGATGACGAAACAGGGAGAGCTAAATGGTGCCATTTGTTGTGGCATGGGTGGTTTCTTGATGCGAGATATCGTTAAAGCAGGACCGGAACCTCTAGAGTTTTATGTATTGCAACCACAAAATGGTCAAGCCGAATTACGCCAATACATGGTGGAAAAAGGATACCGTATTGTCAAAGAAATTATCATGAAAGATATGGGAAAAATGTACACCGCATTTTTAGCAATTCGTCATGATATGAATAGTCACAATCCTAGTCACAATGGTGCTGATGTTACTATTTTAAGTGATAATCCCTATATAGATTTACCCACTACTTCCATTCTTTGGTCTGTAGGGGCTTTATTAGCTCAAGAAAAACCTGCGTTATGGAATGAATACGTAAATTATTTAATTTATCAACGTCAATGCGCCTTAGACGGCATGACAGAGGCACTTTCACATACGGAAAAATATAAAGAATTACAAGGTGAAATCGATGAATTATCGAGATTACGCTGATTTTTAGAGACGTTAGGAGTGATACTATGGTTACAGCAAAACAAATTATTGAATCAATGGAACGATGGGCTCCACCTCATTATGCTGAATCTTGGGATAATGTAGGTCTTATGGTTGGGTCGAAACAACGTGAGGTGTCTAAGATTATAACTAGCCTTGATATTACACCTGAAGTGGTTGATTATGCTATTTCAGAGCAAGCGCAAATGATTATTAGCCATCATCCCTTTATTTTTAAGGGCATTAAATCCCTAAATCTAGATAGCCCTCAAGGCCATGTGATTGAGAAACTTATAAAAAACGATATTGTTGTATATAGTGCTCATACGAACCTCGATATTGCTGAGGGGGGGCTCAATGATATGTTGGCGAGCCGGTTAGGGTTAGTTAATGTGAAAGGATTTGTTCCTGCAGGGGTTGATACGCTATATAAAATCACTACCTTTGTGCCTGTTGATGCGGCTGATGCGGTGCGCGACGCAATGGCTAAGGCTGGGGCTGGTCGCATTGGTAATTACGAGGCTTGTAGCTTTAGTTTTACCGGCGAAGGTCGATTCAGAGGTAATGATGAATCCCATCCTGTAGTAGGCGAAGCGGGTTCATTAACGGTAGTGCCTGAGGTAGCTATCAATGTTATTGTGGACAGTAATCATAAACAAGCTGTTATTGAGGCTATGAAAGCAGCGCATCCTTATGAAGAGGTGGCTTATGAGGTATTTGCTATGCATGAGCCGAATATGGGTCGCACCTTGGGGCGAGTTGGTGAATTACCTGAATCTATGGATTTTGAAAGCTTCCGCGAGCATATACAAGAGTCTTTGCCTCATGCTAATTTACGATTTGGAGGCATAAAAAAAGAGACCGTTAAAACTGTGGCACTTTGCTCCGGTGGTGGTGCAGAGTTTATTAAGAATGCAATCAAGGCTGATGCATATGTCACCGGTGATTTGAAATATCACGATGCTCAATTAGCAAAAGAATTAGGTGTACTCGTTGTTGATGCAGGACATTTTGGTACGGAAGAAATCGTAGCGGATGGAATTCGTGATTATTTAATGAATCAATCAGCAGAAAGTAACTGGGGCATTACTATACAGTCCTTTGAAAATCAATGTGATTTTTTCTTTGATTAGAGACTTTCATAATCCTAACAGAAAAATTCGATATTCTTGCATAGTGCATAGAGCTATGATAAACTGAATTGAAGCAAGTATGAAAGACGATTGCGAGTCCATTGGATTCGAGGAAAGTCCGAGCTCCATAGGGCAGGATGCCAGATAACGTCTGGCGAGGGTGACCTTAGGGAAAGTGCCATAGAAAAG